GGATTGCTGCCCTTGACGCTGAATAATTGTTAGAAAATGCCATAATCAGTATTTCGTATGGAATCTCCAACGCTGCCCCTATCTGCTTGATTACCGCCATAACAAAGGGGTCAAAGTTCGGGTTCGGTCTACCGGGGTTTACCATGTTTGCTTTTTCTCCCTCCCCAAGGTCGATTACTGCCCCCGGTGCAAGTTCTATACTGTTTTCGTCCTCACGGTCAACTTGCATTTCTTCCGGTATGACCTCTCCAAACGCCCCCTCGTCACTTGCACTCTCTTTTTCGATAAACACGGTAAAAAGTCCGTTAATGACCGCTGCCAAAACCTCCGCTTCCGTGTATCGTCCTAACTGTTTTATCGTTTCGATAACAGGCGATAAAAAAGGAACGCCCCGGACTTGCCCGATTCGCTCCCTGTTCATAATGTGTAAAACATTTCTCCTGCCTGTCTTTCTTCCAAACGCTTCTACTCTTACCCATTCTCTAGGCTCTCTGTCTTGGAAAGACAACGGATGAAATTTTGAAATGTGGTACGCTACTACCTCTCCGTCTTTGTTCTTTTCCACGCCCTCGCAAAACAGAGGATTGACCGTCTGATTGTCCGGTGTGCTTACCCTGTCTGCTTCGATAAGGTTGATTCTAAGGTCGTATATGCTCCCTTGCCTTTTCGTGGTAGTCATAAGTGCAAACGAATCTCCACTAAGCAGGGCATTTAGTAACGCCAACTGCTGCAACTGGTAAAAATTATCCAACCTTTCAAGGTCACAATTTACGCTGTTCGCCCAATGTGCAAACTCTCTTTCTATCTGCTCTTCTAAATCCGTTGCCTGTTTTTCTGTAAGTCCTAATACGCTGCCGTCAATCGTACTTTTAAGGTGCAACCCTACGCCTACCGTGTTTGTTCTAAGGCGTTTTATTGCCCCTGTAGCAAGGTTTGACCCTCCATAATACAAATCACGGCTACGCTGTCGCAAAGTGTCAACGTGTTCCTCTATATCCTCCCTGTGGCTACCTCCGCCGTGCGTCCACCCGATTACGGCTTTTTTTGTTCCGTTTGCTCCGTAGTTTCCGTATCCGCTATCAATGATTGCCGACTTTCTCCGTGCAACCTGTCTTTTTAACCCTGCTACTGGGGAAATAGCCATTATTGCTTTATCTAACAGATTCAACCGCTTATATCTCCTTTCTGCACACATTTTATGCGTTGCAAATTTTCGATTGCATGAAAAAAGCACCCTCGGAACGCTTTATATCTTCCTTTGGTGCTTTGCTATTATACATAATATCATAAAAAATCGGGCAATGGCGGGCAATCTTTTATAAATCTCTCGGCACTACCCTAAATATCCTGTTTCTGCCCTTTTTAGTGGCTATATTCTCCAATTCTGCAACCTTGTTATTCCAATAGTCTATTTCTTTCCGTATAGCCGATAAATCCGCCCTTGTGAATGTCTTACCGCCTATTGTGTATGCTTGGTTGATTGCTACCTCGCTTTCCGCTTCTAACCACATATTCAAATGCTCTTTTGCTGTCTTTAATGTAATTCCTGCCATTATTCTATACCTCCGCTTCGTGTTCCCCGCCGTTTTCTCCTTACAGGCTTTTTAATTTCTCCTGTAGGCTTCGGCGGTTCTTTTAATGTTAATCCCGTTATTTCTATTGCTGCCTGTGCGTAATTCCTGCAATCCAACGGCTCATTACGCTTTGTTTCGCCTTTGAGTTCCCATGCAAAGTATGGACGGCCCTTTTTGTATCTCAATACCTGTTTTTCCGCCGTAAGACCCTTAAAATAATCCTCGTCATACCCTCGGATGTACTCTTTTTCGTCTTTCGGAAAGTGACAGTATCCCGGACCCTCTTCCTTTATCTGCAACCTCTGTAGTAAAAGGCTTTTTCCTGTATCTACTCCAAGTGTAAATAAATAAGTCTGCTCCCTGTTGTTCTTTGACGGCTTCGGTATGTATGGTCTGTCTGCCCCGTCTTTTCCTCGGATTGCAAATACCTTTCTTGCCGTCCTCTGTTTGCAAAACTTATATACTTTGTTTGTGAAGTGACCTCCCGAATCCATACAGGCACATATAATTTTTAATTTTGTGCCGTCCTGTTTCTGAAAGTCCTGTAGTAGAAATTCATCTAACCTCTGCCATATATCCGCCTGTTTCAAATCGCCATAAATTCTTTTGTATTGGATTCCGTAGGATTCGTGACCTACTCCCCACCCTACAACTTCAACTTCAAATCTATCGTCCTGTGTGTCAATTCCTGCCGTTATCGCTATCACTTCCTCCGGCACTTCACACTTGTAACGCTCCCGGCGTTTTAACAACTCTTCCTTGTCTGCGGTTTCTCCCTCTTCCTCCCAAGTCTGCCCTAATTCCGTGTTCGTCCAACTTTTCATCAACTCCACATTTCCCTTTTTAACGGCTTCGTTGGCTTGTATAAATCCTTTTATTATTTTATCCCACCCGAAAAATGTTGACGCAAGAGAGTTAAAATGGAATCCTCTCACTTTCCTTTTCGGGTACTTCGCTATGTATTTTCCCTCTGTAAAGTGGTCTTTCCACTCTATCTCCGAATTTATTACCCCGCATTTCGCACACACATACTCCGCCTTTGTAACCTCTCCGTCTGCGTCCGTTTCGTATATCAGATTCGCCCACTCCAACGGCTGCAATTCTCCGCAACTCGGACACGGTACATTCCATTCTTCCATTGTCGAATGTTCGTACTCCATTTCGATACGGCTTACTCCTTTTATCGTTGGAGTGCTTGTATCTACTTCTTTTCGATTCCAGTATGTTGTTAATCGCTTTCCTGCCAAAATCAGAGGGTCCCCCTCTGCTCCTGCCGTTGGCGGGTATGCGTCTATCTCGTCCGCTAATAGGATACGGATAGGTCTACTCCTTAACTCCGTAGGACTGTTTGCCCCTGTCATTGTGATACGCCCGCCCGGAAAGGACTTCTTGAATATTGTGTTTCCGCTTGTCCTGCTCTTTTCGTTAATCTTATCTTTCAAAACAGGTGTATCACGCACCATAGGCATAAGCCTATCTTTGCTCATGGTTTCCGCAAGTGATAATGTCGGTTGCATACATAACATGGTGCATGGGTCATAGTGCATATAATAGCCTATTGTATTCAACAAAAAAGCGTCTGTTTTTCCCATTTGTGCAGCACTCATTATAACCACTTTTTCTACTGATATGTCCGTGATAGCGTCCATTATTTCCCTCTGCCAAGGTGCTTTATCCGTTATCCACCTACCGCCCTTGCTCCCCGATTCAGAGGAAAGACGGCGGTACTTGTCCGCCCATTGTGATAATGTCAAGTTTGGCGGTGGCTCTAAAACGCTGAATATTTTATTGAATAGGTCAATCGTTTCCCTCTTCATCCTCTTTGATTTCCTCCTTAAAGGTCACTTCAAAATTTGCCAATTCCGCCAATGCTTCTTTTATCCTGTCATTCAGATATATAAAAATCTTTGCCTTGTCCGTCATTGTAGCCAGTTTTTCCGCTTCCTCTGCCGGGATAGCACTAAGCCGTGACTTAAAATTGATAAGTGTAGCGGTCATTATTTTTTCTACATCCTCTGCCCTGTGCAGTTCCCCTTTTTCCACTTGTAACTCCAACTCCGCTTTAAGTCTTTTTGCCTTTGCAAGTTTGGCTCGTTCTTCGTTAAGGTCTACCGCTTCCTCTGTTTCCGGGTTACGGTCCCTAAGATATTTAATGTATGCGTGGTTTACTTCCACGAGTGAATACAGGTTGCCTTGCTTTTTCTGCAATATTCCTTTTTCTGTCAACCTCTCAACATTTTTTGGGGTCATATCAAGGAATTTTGCAACCGCATTTTTGTCATAGAGTTTCAAAAATCCTACCCCCTTAAAAAAATTTCGGGATTCCGGGAAGTCGAATTTTTCCCCCGGAATCTAGGCGGGTTTTGGGGTCACGGCACCCGCAAGCGTTCACGCTCGCCTACAGTACCTTTTGACCGTTCGCCTGCTGCCCGTCTGCTAGTCCTCTTCCAACTCTTCTAGTGCGTCTGTGTCCTCTGCGTCCTTGTATGTATCGTCTATCTCTCCTGTGTCT